TTGATGGTACAAACAAAGTCGGTTATTTAAAAATACCCGCAAATGGAGACTATAATTTTAGTGCATACACTTTAGTAGCTGGGGATTCTGGAAAATATGTTCCGTTAGGCGGTGGTGGTTCTATTGTAGTAAACAACAGTGTTTTCACACAAGGTGATGCGGTTACTATATTTAATAACTCTTCAAGCAGTAAAACTTTGACAATGAACATCACAACAGCATATATAGGCGGAACAGATACAGATAGGTCATCTATCACGCTAGCTACTCGGGGAATCGCTACTATTCTATTTATAGCCAGCGATTTTCGCGTGGTGACAGGAAACGTGTCATGACAGGTATTATGCAAGTTGTTATGTCAAAATTTCCGCCACCAACAACTATAGGTGAGGCGTATGGAGGTGGATTTTATGCGGGTCAAATTGCTGTTGGTGGTGGTGGGATTGCTACGCATTATTTAATTGTGGCACCTAAAGCAACAGGAGAAACAAGGTGTACATGGGGGCCTGCTGGAGCAACTGGATACACATCGGTAATTGATGGCCCTACTAATTCTGCTAACGAGGCTGCACTTGGAGCAGCCTATCAAGCCGCTACTTTTTGCGAAAATCTTACGATTGGCGGTTACACAGATTGGTATTTACCTGCTAAAAACGAATTAGAAGTTTTATATTACAATTTAAAACCATCGACAGTAGCTAACAATACAAGCGGTGGTGGGTACGGTGCAAATGCTAATGCTGTTTCACCAGAGCCTATAAGCACTAATTACACAAGCGGGTCGCCAGCGCAAACAAGCGTTGTTAACTTTAGAATAACTCAATCCGAACAATTTGCTCAAAATTTTTATTGGTGTTCTAGTGAGTATGATGCAACAACTGTATGGACGCAAATGTTTTTTGATGGTTATCAAGCACCATTTAATAAAGGAAATACTGGTACATACACCAGAGCAGTAAGAAGAATCCCTATTTAATTAAGAGGAATTAAAATGAACAAACTACTTAAAATATGGAACTACTTAATGGCTCGATTAAAAGAGCCTTCTACCTACGCGAGTGTGGCAGCACTCGCAACGATGGCGGGTGTGAATATTGATGCAACGCCTGTTGTGCATGACAGCTTAACTGCCGCTAGTGTTGTTTTTGGTATGATTGGACTGTTTGCATCAGAAAGTAAATGATATGAGCAAATATTTTAAACCGGAGGAATTTGAGTGTCACTGCGGGTGTGGTGAAAAAGACGTTAATCCTAAGCTCGTAGAGCTACTTAACCGCATCCGTGAGTCTTTTGGCAAACCTATTACTATTATGAGCGGTAGAAGATGTGAAGCACACAACACAAAAGTGGGTGGTGCAAAGCATAGCCAACACGTCTTAGGCAACGCAGCCGACATTAAAGTAAAAGACGTACCGCCCAAAGAAGTGCAAGAATATCTCATGAAGCATTTTGATGACGATTGCAAAGGTCTTGGACGCTACAATTCTTTTACGCATATTGATGTTCGTGATGGTAAGATTGCTCGCTGGAATGGATAACATTTTTGTTTTTACATTCATTTAAAAGTATAATTCAATAACACAGGTGCATGCTGAATCAGCGGCTAATACGACAAAATTTACGGAGTATTTATGAGCTACAGCATGACCTACGACTCTTTGCTCGTAGACGTTAGACGTTACCTAGAGCGTGGTTTTACGCAAGAAAGTGACCAAATCGTTTACGATCAACTTCCTCGACTCATCACAATGGGTGAGCGTCGTATTGCGCGTGAACTTAAAATTGAAGGTTTTATTCGTGCAGTCACAACACCGTTAGCGGCTGGTGTTAATGTTTACATGAAACCAGACAGATGGCGTGACACTGTTAGCATGACTGTTGACGGTACGCCTATTTTTGCGCGTGCTTATGAATACATCAGAAATTACTGGCCAGATCCTGCTGAAACCGGAACGCCAGCGTATTACGCTGATTACGATTATCAACACTGGATAATTGCACCAACACCAGACACAGCACAAACATTAGAAATTTTATTTTACGAACAAGTGCGTTTCTTAGGTCCAGACTTTCAAACCAACTGGCTTACCGAGTATGCGCCAGACGTTCTTTTATACGCCACATTGCTTGAAGCAACACCATTCCTTAAAAATGACGAGCGTGTGCAAGTTTGGCAAAGTATTTATGATCGAGCTGCTCAAGCACTTAATGGCGAAGATCTCAAACGTATCATGGATCGCACAGCGAACCGGAGTGAAGCATAATGACAACATATACCGACGTTTTCGGTGGCGCAAACATTTATCCAAGTGAAATCAGTTACAGCGCGTTAACGCTTACGGCTGATGTCACATTAAGTTGGCCAACTGAAACTTCTGCTAGTAATAATTTAGCCACACGAATTATCAACATTTCATCAGCAACTGCTGGGTTAAGTATATTTTTACCAGACGCTGCAAAGGCAGGTACAGGTGAAACGATATTGTTTAATAATGTTGGTGCGCAATCAATTACCGTAAAAAATGCTGATGGAACACAGATTGTTGTTGTTACTGGTGGAACGCTTTGGCAAGTTTATTTAACCAATAATACGACAACCGCAGGCACTTGGGTGTCATTGCAGTATGGTGCAAGCGTATCCGTTGCGAATGCATCTGCGTTAGCCGGAACAGGAATTGTTGCTGTTGGATCGTTGCTTTCACAGTCTGTTCCTGTCACAGAATTTAACTCAAATTACACTGCATCTGTAAATGATCGCGCAAAAATGTTCAATTGGACTGGCGCAGCAGGAACATTATCACTACCAGATCCAGCGGCTGTTGGTAATAACTGGTTTATTTACCTTAGAAATTCGGGTTCTGGTGCCATTGTTGCTGATGCACTTGGCGTGACTCTTATTGATGGATCCGCATTTTTAAGTTTCCAACCTGGTGAATCAGCTATTATTGCTAGTGACGGTGTGAACTGTTACACCATTGGTTTTGGACAATCTGCATCATTTGCATTTGATTACACGGTTATTGCTGTTCCAGGAACAGGAAATTATTCGCTTACCGGAACGGAATTAAACCGAATTTCATATCGGTTTACGGGTGTGCTTACCGGCAATCGCGTCATTATTGTGCCAGCAACGGTTCAGCAATACTGGGTAGACAATCAAACGACAGGATCGTACACATTTACGGTCAAAACACCATCCGGTGCTGGCGTTACCATTGCTCAAAACGCACGATCTATTTTGTACAGTGACGGCACGGACGTGCTTCGAGCTGACACTTACAGTGCTTCATACCCATTGGCAGTGTCACAAGGCGGTACAGGCGCAACAACAGCAGGATCTGCGTTAATTAACCTTGGCGGTAGTTCTGTTGGTATTGGCGTGTTTACAGCAGCAAGCGCAGCCGCAATTTGGTCAGTTTTAGGAACCGCGCCACTTGGATCTATTAATGGTGGGACATACTAATGCCAGAAAAAACGATTGTATTAAAGTCAGATCCTGGCATTAAACGTGACGGCACCAAGTTTGATGGCAATAATTACACAGACGGTCAGTGGGTTCGCTGGCAACGTGGACTTCCACGCAAGATTGGTGGATACAAATCAACGCAAAAATATCTGACAGAAATCAGTCGTGGTTTTAGTAACTTTACGCAGATGAATTACATCTACTGCCACAGCGGAAGCGCAAATTATTTAGAGAGATTTACGCTCGATTCAACCGGCAATAGCTCTATTGTTACAAACAGAACACCAGGAAATTCAAATGCAACCGGCAGAGTCACATTAACAAGTGGATCATCTGGTTCAGTTGATAGCATCACTATAAATGGCGTTAACATCATGTCTGCACCTGTGTCGTATGCAACTAGTCTGACAGCAACGGCAACAGCGGTAGCGGCTAATATAACGGCTCACGCTGCTGGATATACTGCTACCGCGTCTGATGGCGGCATTATTAACATCACCGCGACAGCGGCAGGCCCGACAGTTAATAATTTGCCAATTGAAACTGTCACCACAACACTTGTTGCAGTTTCTGGTGATATGAATGGTGGGTTTCTTGCGTCACAATTGCCAAGTCCGCTCAATATGTGGATGTTTGACTATCAATATGATTCATCAACCAATCAAAATTATTTACTTGCGCACGTTTCACAAAATTTAAATTCTATTTCTAATGACGCTGGCGGTTACATTTTCTTTGGTGAGGTGCTTGGCACTGGTCAATTACAGTATGTAGGATTGCCACCCGATGCAAACGCCACAGGCGGTATTGTGTCGCTTCATCCTTATTTGTTCTATTACGGCACTGATGGCATTATCGGCTGGAGCGTTGCCGGTAGTCCTACTAATTTAACGGATTTTGGAGCCGGTGCAGGTCTTGCG